CTACACCCCACAACACAACAACAGGCCCACAAAAGGTAAAGCCCTGACACAGCCCTACGTCTTTTTTGAGTTTTTTTGGTAAAGCCCTAGCACAGCCCTACGTCTTTTTTGAGTTTTTTAGGTAAAGCCCTAGCACAGCCCTAGCACAGCCCTAGCACAGCCCTGCGCTTTCTTTGAGTTTTTTTTGGTGTTAATGAATAGATTAAGGCAAAGCCCTAGCACAGCCCTGCGCTTAAGTCGAAGGGGGGAAATTTTGCTTTCGATGAGTGCGTATACCCCCTCAGATTTTTGTACTAAATTATTCTAAGGGAGCACACTAAGTCCACCTAATAAGTCCTAAGTTTCACAGGTTTCTGCTTGGGAGGCTTACGTCTTACCTGTGGTTTAGGCTTAGGGTTCATGTATCCTTTACGTTTAGGCATAATTACAGTCCTTTGTGATCCCTTATTTCACCTTTAGAGGAATCATAAGGAAATCTAGTTGATAATTTAGTTACACCTTGGCTTTTCAAGGTCATACTTCTTGTGTCTTTAGGTGCAGGAGTAGGGTTACGTCTCCCAAGGCTCGTATTGAACCCCGAATTCCCCACGTCTCCTGATATTTTCTTTGCGTTCATTTTTTAACTCCTTTATTTTAATAATTTTAGGTACTCGTTTTACTCGATATTGAGGCTTGTGGACGTGATAATCTTTCTTGTCTTGTATATTCATTGGGATACACTATGCTCCAAGTTCCACATTGGTTTAACCATGTTGGTTTACTTACAGGTATATCAATCATACCCTGAAGGAGGGTATCTTGAGTTCTTTCTTCTTTCATAGGGTTCATCCCAAGGGATTGTTCCTCTTGATTTACGTTCTTTACGTCTGTCATATTTCTTATACTCATTCAATTCTTGTGTGAGTAGTTCAATCTTAGCATCTTTCATAGTACAAGCAGTACAAGAATCAACATAGTGTTTCATTAAATTCCTTTCATTCTAAAAGGTACACATCCTAAATTAATTCCTGGTGGTAAAGATTCTTCTTTTGTAATAGTTTGTATACGTTGTATACATAGTTGTTCGCTGTGAAAGGTTTGACCTATCTCAGCTTTTCTTACAGATATAGGATCACCCCCTAGGTAGACTACCATTAATAACCAAAGCATTATTACCTTGCTTGAGTCCATACCGACTCATCGACATTTGTTTCTTGGACAGTATTCATAAAGTTCATTATGCCATTCATAAACTCCTCTTGTTGTCGCTCTTTGTAAGCAGCGTGTTCATCTTGGGCCATCTGTTCCCACCAATACTGGACACCCATAGCCAGAACATCAAGCCTATCATCATACTGGAGAGACCCCTTGTCTCTCGTTAAGCGTGTCATCTGGTAAAATAATTGTCTCCTTGGTTCCTCTTTAGACTCCTCGTAGTCTCTTTCTACTTCTCCTCTATCAATAACAAGCCTGTGTTGATTCATAACAGGTTCTAAAGCATCTATAATCCTGGCTTCTTTCTGTTTACTGTGCTTGATTTCTTCCACAGTGCATCTATGATACTTGAATAAGACGGGTTTAAAGATTTCAGTATACATCCCATCACCGAAATTAGCTTCAATTTCAATGATGTTAACTTTGTGTTTCTGAGCAATCTTAGCCAGCTTCGTAAGAGTAAAGTTGTCATAACCTCCTTTAAGTCCTCCCACTTCAACTACAAAGATTTTACCATTAAGAAGCTTAGTGACTACATATCCTGTCTCATCCTGTCCTCTACCACTAGGATCAATGTGCATAGCAGCACCAGTATAAGTAAAGTAGTCCTGTGAGACGTGCATAGGCTTATAGAAGTAGTCTCCTGTAAGTCCTACAGCTGGTAAATCTAGTAGATCATCTTTACCATATAGGACTTCTCCTGGTGCTTTCTCTGTACTCAAAGGTATTACAATTAAATCTCTAAGTTTCAATGGGTATCTCTGGTCATCTTCACCAGAAGTATCCAACATAAACTGTAGAGCAAACCCTGATTTACCATAAGATGCCTCTCGTTCAGTTAAATCAAGGCTGTCAAACCTCATAGGGTCTGTAGGCTCCTGAGGTTCGATCTGAAGGGACTTTATAAAAGGTGATAGTCGGTGTGCATAGAACTCTTTTAAGCGACTATCGGGCATCCTAGCAGGCCAAATTCTACATTCGTACCCTCTATCTTGTAATCCTGCGTATAATGACTCTTCGACCTGTGGTGTACCCAAGTATATAATACGTCCGACCTTAGGCATCACCACAGCATCGAATTCTTTTACTACTTCGCCCAACTTGTCTCTCATTACTTGGGTTAAAGCATTGGATAATACTTCAACATCATCAGCAATGATAAAGTGAGCACGAGACCCTACAATCTGTCCAGTAATACCTACTGACTTAACTGAAGGAGCATGAGCAGCTCTACTAGGAGCTACATCAAAAGCAACATTAGAGTTCCTCTGTTCTTCTCTTGCCCTCAGGTGCTGAAGAATAGGCATCTCATGGATGATACGTTTGGTAAAAGTAGAGAAATCGTCTGCCCTTTGTTTAGATGCAGATATAACCAGAAACTTTAATTGTGGATCACATAGTAACTTCCAAACAACAAAAGCAGAAGTAATCCAAGATTTACCCACACCTCTAAAGGCCTGGATAATAAGTCTCTTAGGCCCACCTTGGAGATACTCAGCGATATCATATTGTATAGGAGTAGGAGGAGGTAGAGCAAGGTGCTTCCAAGCAATATAAAGAAAATTACGGAAATCACCTTTAATTTGGTCTAGCTGATTTACTTGGGGTTTCATCAAAAGGTAATTCCTCCACTAATCCTTTTATGTCTTCATTATTAGCACCAAGACACTCAATATTGTTGTCTCGTAAAAATTGCCTTGCAACATTAAGGACTGATGCAGGAGCCGATACTTGTTCAATAGTGCCATCTTTAGATACCGTAGTTATACCGTTAACTATTTGATCTTTAAGTGTACGAGCTAAAATCCCATGTAGACTACCTAAGTCTTTAACGGTTCCATTACTCATTACATACCTCTCTATCTAATAATTCTTTAGGGAGTGTCATACACCCACATTTTTTACACATTAATACCTCATTAGGTATATCTAATTTATATTCTACATCTATGGGAGAATCTATAAAATTGATATAGTTATGTATACCTAATTGGCATCGTCTTTCTTGAAATGATAAATCAAAGATACTTTTATTCACAGACTTCTTTGTATATATCGTTATTCCTAGCAACCTTACCTAAGTCTTTTACAACTACCTCAGGTGGGCTGCTAGTTTTTAACCATTCTTTAGTTTGTGGGCTAAACTCTACCTTCTCATACCACATACATTCTTTAGAGTAGTAATCGTCAGCATTATAAAGCCCCAAACCAAAGTTAGCTGCGGGTGCTGCCATTTCAGTTAGTATACTGCTACAGCCCGTTAAGAACGTCAGGCATACCATCACGCTCACGCACTTTAGCCTTTGCCTTATCAATAGCTTCCTCCACTTCAACTTTAGCAGCCATACCATTAGGATGATTAATATTATTAAAGATATTACCAGCTAACCAGTTGAATATAGGCCATAACGTACCTAACATTGGAACTTTCTGTACCCACTTATCAGGTAAAGCTCCAGTTATAGCTGTAAATATTAAAACCACTTCTCCTAATATTTGAAACCACTGCTGACCCATAAACATATCTACTAATTCATGCATTGTTCTGTTACTCCTTAATTACATGGTGTGCAAATATAATATGCTAAACACCATCCTACTATTACCATTGCTGCCATAGTCCAAGGAAACCTATTTAGTACGTCCATATTAGTCACAATTTCTATCCATTATATGCACATTAATAATTAGAGATAAGGGTATAGACCCATATCCCTTGTATTTACCTGCCTCTCCCATATCTTTATTATAACCTATAACCAAATGATCATTAGATACACCCATAAGAAACCCACAGGACTCATAGACAGCCTTTTGTATATCTAAGTCAGCTATAGTTGTTTCTTCTGCATGATCACAAGGATCAAACCATTCTACTAATATTAACCGATTAAAATTACTTTTAGATGTAATTATATCATTAATCAGTTTAGCATTAGTCTTACGGCTAGTCATTTCTTATTTCCTAATAAATGTTGAAGAATTATATTTAAGTCTTGTCGAATAGGAGCTAATTGTGTTTCAAGATGAGCACGATCAACTTGTTTAGCCTCAAGTTTATCTATACGTTCATGGGCTATGTCAATAGATCGGAATAACCTTTTGAAAATCCATAATCCTACTGCAAGTAGACCACTGGTTATAGCTAGGTATATCTCATTAATTTTGTCCACTTACTTTCCTTTTTTTGGAGAATTAGACGTATCTTCATTTACAATTCTAACATCTGTTACTTTATCTTCTTTAGATCGTTCCAACTCATTAGCTCTAGAATGTAAAGCAGCAATATCAGCTTTATATTCTTGTCTAGGTACAGTAGTATGTTGCAATTCGTCTATCCTTCTGTCAGTCTCATGGATTAAATTAGAATGTTTATGCACAGCTGAATTATCTGCTTTTTCTTTTTCAAGAGCATCCACTTTAGTTGTAATACGGTTAATAAAGAACCAACCTATAGCTACAAATAAAGCCCATGCTGATTCTAGTATTTTCTCCATTATTTAACAAAATGCTCCCAAGTAAACTCTTTGTAAGTTGTAGGTTTTCTTTTTTCATCCATTAAGCTAAGATATACTAGAACACTTATTAAACCTGAAATTAAAATAATTACAATAAAGTTTAGTATTGTTTTCATTTATTAGCATTTAGTGAGCACCCATTAACCATAAATAAAATCCATATCCCATAAATAAAAGCGATAATATAATAGCTATATTTCTCATAATTTTATTTCTTCTCTAACTTAAATTTATTCATAATTGACTCGCATACCAGCATAATAAAAATAAAATGCTATAAAAAATTCCAAAAAATATAAGTAGTTTAAGGTTCACGGATAAGCACTCGTTGGTGGAGTAAAATTGGTTCCTACTTCCCACCTTGCGACTCGTGATATTCTAATTTCATCAATATAATCGACAAAACCTGTTGTTCCTGTTTGTCCACTCTGACCAATTTCTACATTCGCAGAAATGTTAGGCATACTTCCAGAGCCTGTACCAGTTGCCTCGCTCGTTCCGTCAATCCATAGACCAAATTGATCTCTCGACCGAACAAAAGCACAATGATGCCAATCATTGTCATTAATGTCAGAACTGCTTGCCAAATCAACCATAAACGAAGATCCATTACTTGCAGCACATTTTAACTTACCACCAGCCCCACCTGCATAAATATCAAAAGAAGTTTGTGATGCTCCACTTCCTGTATGCTGTGACATAATCCCGAAATTCGTATTGCCGTTATTCTTAATCCAAAAATCAATAGTAAAATCATTATTAAACTGCCAATCATTACTATCTGGAGCATAAAGATAATCTGCTGCGCTAGTTTTTTTCATGGAAGTAGTGCCAAATTTTTTCTCAGTAGTAGAGTGTGTCATTGAAGTCCCACTACGGGTTAAAGTTCTACCATATTGACTTGAATCAGTAAACGTGGTGCTTCCGTCCGTAGTATTACTATGGATAAGAAGGAGTGTGTCATGGTCAGGTATTGGTTCGCCAGCAGATGTGTCACCCACAATTTCCATTCTGATAATATTTGATCGAACCGTTGCATTTGTGATGGTATCCTCCCAATCCGCACCACCCATGTTGGCTACAGCCCCACCGCTAAGTATGTGCCAAGAAACATCACCAGAGGAATCATTGCAATGAATCACAACCCAATACCAAGTACCTTTTTTTACGGCAGGTTGTGTTGTAAAGCTGAATTCCTTTTCGCCTGTCGAATTGACTGTTACAGTATCAGATGCGCCTATTTCTGATGCAGGGCTTGTACCGTCATCGCTCCATATTTCGATTTTTGCATCAAAACCAGTGACAACCGCAGAGCAATAAGTTTTTACAGAAGTCACACTCATGGAGCGAGTAGCTCTCCACCGATT